ACCACGATAGACACATCAAGGAATCAGATCGTTGAGGCGATTGAGGAAAAGTTAGATGTCGATAGAACCCGAGGTGGTAACGCTATCGACACACAGATAACCAGCATCGAGACTGATGATGGAAGCATTGACCCCATAGGCGGGGTCATTATAACGGTGCGAGTTGAGTATCAGTTCACTCGCGGAACAACCTAGAGGGCAAAAAGATGGCTACTACAAAAGGTTCAGGTGGAGTCGTAAAGCTAGCCGCCACTGGCGGTTCTGCGACGGCAGTAGGAGAAGTTCGGAATTTTAGCATTGAGCAGACAGCGGATACCTTAGAAACCACAGTGATGGGTGCAACAGCACGCACTTATGTCGGCTCACTCAAGAATGCAACGGTTTCGATGTCAGTCTATTGGGACGACGGAGACGCCGTGCAGCTATTAGTTGATGCAGCAGACTCTCTCGACTTTCAGATCCATCCGACAGGAACAGGATCAGGCGAGAAATTCTACAGCGGGGCAGCGGTTGTGACTGGCAACACGATCAGCGCAGCATTCGATGGTCTAGTCGAGGGCGAGTTTGCCTTCCAAGTATCAGGGGCGGTCACAGAAGGCACGAACTGATGGGGCTGGTTCGGGAGCTACGCAATCGGCGCAAGGTTGAGCCAAAGCGAATTGAGGTGGCAGAGTGGGCAGACGAAGGCGGCCAGCCTTTCGTCTTTTACTGCTACCCGATTACGGCGTATGACATGGGTCAGATGCAAAAGAAGCACCCCGGCTTTTTAAGTGACATGACGCTGCCTGCGATGGTTGATCTCATCTGCATGAAGGCTACCGACGAGTCAAATGAGCGCATCTTTGGCACGGCAGAGGATCGCCACGATCTGATGGGTGAGGAAAGCGCGATAGTCAGCGAGATCGCTGCTCAGATGTTTAGCACCATCACCAGTGTTGAGGATCAGGAAAAAAACTAACTAGCGATCAGTTTCGGTTAAATCTCATTGCCTTAGCTGATCGCTTACATATTACGATAGGTGAGGCAGAGCAGATGCCGCTCAGTGAGTTCAATGAGTGGATAGCCTACCTAAACATTTTGGGGCGCGAGAATGGCTGACGCTAAAGTAGTAATCACAGCAGAGGATAGAACCAAACGTGGCCTCGATTCGGTCAACCAAAACCTCAACCGCACTGCGAAGAATGCCCAAGTCGTCACAGGGCGATTCAAAAACTTTCGAGGCGCTTCTCAGCAACTAGGCTTCCAGATTCAAGACGTAGCGGTTCAGCTACAAAGTGGCACAGCAGCGGCTACAGTATTCGGTCAACAGGGTTCTCAAATAGCCTCGATCTTTGGCCCAGGTGGTGCAGTGATCGGCGCACTCATCGCCGTTGGTGCAGCAGTCGCTGGGCCGTTCATTTCTTCGATATTCGGTGGCACAGACGCTCTTAAGAAAATGGAAGAGGCGGCGGGAGATGTCAGCACTGGTCTTGCCTCTATGACAGAGACTCAGAGACGGGTGGCAATAGAAAAAAATGCAGCGGCAATCACGACAGCTAATGAAGAGATAGCAGCCGCGACAGCGGAAAGGCTAGTCATCCAAGAGAAGTTGGCTCGTGCAAGCACTGTAAGGGCTGGGTTTGGGGAGTTGACCCCGCAGCAAATCAAAGACCAAGAATCGCTCAATGCAGAGCTAAAGACTCAGAACGATATTATCGACCAAGCTAATATCGTGAAAGAGACGGCGGCTAAAGCCGATAAAGAATTCCGGGAAGCGCAAAACAAAATTAAAGATCCGGTGGTTCAAGCCAATGCGGCATTGAAAGAGCAAATCGCGACCTTTGGGTTAGGCGCTCAAGCTGTCGCCGTGTATAGAGCAGCACTTGACGGCGTTGTGACCGCAGAGGAGAGAAACAACATTGCGCTTGCTGGCAGCTTGGACAAGCTGAAGGCTGATAAGAAAGAGAAAGAGGACAAGGCTAAGCAAGACAAGGATCTTGCCAAGCAGAAGAAGAAAGACAGCGAAGACGTAATAACCAATCTGGATAACCAACTCGAAGCGTCTGCTCGCATGAATAAGAGCATGTTCGCCCTTAACAAAGCCGTGAACATCGCTCAAGCGATTATGGACACCAGAGCTTCTGCCACGCTCGCACTCAAGACATTTCCGCCACCATTCGGGCAGATCGCAGCAGCAGCAAATATCGCCTTTGGCTTGCAGCAAGTGGCAGCAATCAAGTCGGCTAGTTTTGAGGGCGGCGGTTTCACTGGTATGGGCGCGAGGTCTGGAGGCATAGATGGGCGCGGTGGTTTCCTTGCTACACTTCACCCTAATGAATCAGTGATAGATCATACAAAAGGTCAGGGGGCAGGCATCACAGTTATCAACAACGTCGATGCTCGCGGCTCTGGCGCTGACGTAGACCAGAAGATCAAAACTGCTATGGCTCAGACCAGCCAGCAGACTATAATGACGATCCAAGATCTGATGCGCAGGAGGCGGTTCGCGTGACCACATTTGCATTCCCCAGCATCACGCCCACGACGAACACGTTTGAGCTTGTTGCTAACACCCGCACGTTTCAGTCACCACTGACTAACGCGATACAAACGACATCGCGCAAGGGTTCTTTGTGGCGAGCTAGCTTGCAGTTCAACAATCTATCAGGGGCTGACCGGAAGGTTCTGCAAGCGTTCGTGGTGAAGTTAAACGGACAGCAGCATCGCTTCACGCTACAGGATCACTCTCACACCTTGAGAGGAGCGGGTGGCGGCACGTTGAGAATCAACGGTGGTACTCAATCGGGTACCAGTTTGGTCTGTGATGGTGCTACTGCGAGCGTGAATAATTACCTAAGAGCCGGTGACTACATATCGTTTAACAACGAACTTCACATGGTGGTAGCTGATAGTAACTCTGACGGTTCTGGCAATGTTACCTTGTCAATTGCACCTCCAATACGCAAAACGCCAGCAGACGACACGATTGTGGACTACACGGCCCCTGTGACTGGTGTATTCATGCTCGCTGGCCCTGCATCTTGGGACACGCAGGCAGACATAACGTCCAGCTTCAACATTGAAGCTGTCGAGGACGTTCTAGCATGAGTCGTGGTTTTCCCTCTAATGTCCTGACTGCTCTGGCATCTCAACACGTTGCACTGGTCACGTTTGCTGAGTTGCAGTTTCCTTCTGGCACGGTTTACCTGCACAACTCCATCGGCACCTATACATGGGGTGGGCAGGACTGGCTAGGTGTCGGTGACTTGGGCGAAATTAGCCAGATCGAAGAGGGCGCAGATGTTAGCCCGTACAAGATTACCCTCTCGCTCTCTGGGTTAGATGCGACCATCTCCGGCGCTGCTTTGACCGAGGACTATTACATGCACCCCGTTAAGGTGTATCTGGGAGTCCTTGATTCGGATGACGCACTTCTCGCTGACCCTACGATTGTCTGGGAAGGCGCGATGGATCATATGGATGTGTCCATCGGCGCTTCTGGCGGTGATGTGATCTCACTCACGGCAGAGTCAGAGCTAGCACGTTTCGATAGAGCCTCAAATCTAAAGTACACCGATGCGCAACTACAAAACGATTTCTCTGGCGATCTAGCCTTTGAGTTCATGGCTGATATTGAGGGTGCGAAAATACGCTGGGGCGATCCAAACTCCGACGCGATTGCTGGTGGTGGGTCATATGCGAACCCAATGGACAATCTCAGGATTGACCCCGGTAGCATGTACAGGTGAGAGTTCACGCTGCACTTAACAAGTGGCAACGTCGCGCATTTAAGTATGGCGATGCTGACTGCTGTCAGTTTATCGCCTTCGTCGTGAAAGAGTTAACCGGCAAGGATTACGCTGCAAACTTCCATTATGAGTCAGAGGCGCAAGCGGAAGTCTTAGTCGGTAGAGAGGGCGAGTTGGTTGACTTCATCGGTAGCATTCTAGGGCAGCCGATTGATAAACCCAAAGACGGCGACCCCTGCATTGTAGATATACCGATAGTCGGTCAAGTTTGCGGCGTCAAGCTATCCGACAAGGTTGTGTGCTTGACCGCCAAGGGCATGATGCGAATACCAGACCGTTATCTAATCGCTGGTTGGAGCGTGTAAATGCCACAGGCTATTCCGTTTTTAGTCAAAGTCGGCACGGCTGTAGCTGGTGCAGCAGCGTCTGTGGGTGCGACAACGGTAGCCGCTGCGGCGTTCGGATCAACGGCAATCGCAGCAGCAATCGGTGCGACAACTATCATTGCTGCCGCCGCTCTCGCTAACGCTGCTATTAAAGGCTTAATGCCTGACATCTCTCTGCCCCAGTCAGATACTGACAGGACTCGACAGCAGACAGTCAGGGGCACGATTGAAGTCCAAAAGGTCGTGTACGGAGAGGCGCTGGTGTCTGGGCCGGTATTCTTTGTCGGCGTAGCAGGTACAGATAACAATACGCTCTACCACGCCGTCGCTTTGACAGGACATGAGAGTCAAGCAATAAGTGACATTCACTTCGACAATGAGGTGATAACTGATGCACAGATCAATCAATCGGCACAGGTAACAGCGGGAGAGTTCGGGCCGACATCCGAGGCGCCCTCAGAATATATCTGCTTGATTGAGCGCAAGACCGGCTCCAACACTCAAGTGTCTAGCTCGCTACTCACTCCCACGTTTAACGACTGGACGTCATCTCATAGGGCGAGGGGTATTTCGTATGTGGTCACGCAATGGAAGCTGACCGACTCATCTCAAGAAGTGTGGGACAGGCTGAAGCCTACCAACATTAAGGCGCTGGTTAAGGGCAAAAAAGATATATATGACCCGCGACTAGATGTTGCGGCGGGAAATGCGGCAGGCGATAACCCTACTCTTGGGGTCTATCAGCAATGGACTGATAACCCTGCTCTTTGTGTCGCTAACTATCTCACCGATACGAAGTTCGGCCTTAGTGTTCCGACTAGCAAGATTGACTGGGCGGCAGTAGTGACTGCGGCTGATGCTTGTGACGTGACAGTAGCCGTCCCATCCTCTGGTACAGAAAAGCGATTTACGGCTAACGGTGTTCTATTCGCGGGAGACAGCCACAGAGCGAACATCAACAAGCTGATGTCCAGCATGAACGGCACCTTGGTCTACTCGAATGGTATCTACACGATCAGGGCAGGAATCTATGAGGCTCCCACCGAGAGCCTTGATGAAGATGACTTGGCGGGTGCGATTGGTGTTAAAACCTCCGTCGAGCGAGGTGACCGTTTCAACACCATCAGACCTATTTTCATCGATCCTGCGCAGAATCACAAAAGCGTCGAAGCGCCAGAAGTACAGTTGACCAGCGCGCTGAGCCGAGATAACAACGAAGTCCTTATTCGTGACGTGCAGTTGCCGTTCACTAACACCAGCTTCATGGCTCAGAGGATTGCGAATAAGCAAATACAGCTATCAGATCAGCAGAAGGTAATCACGTTCCCGGCGAACCTGACAGGTCTCCGTGTGGACGTAGGCGACAGGGTGCAGGTCACAGTCTCGGAGCTCAATTACTCCAACAAGGTATTCCGTTGTGCTGCTTGGTCGTTCTCCGATACTCAAGACGGGGT